GCGGCTTGGTGAAACGTCCTACCCGACCGAGCACGGTCCTATCCCACGCTGACCATCCTCCCTGCGGGAGAGCGCCAGAGAGCCCACCCCGGTTTGTCAGCCTGCGGTGGGCTTCTCATATTCAGGAGAGAGCGATGAGTAGGTTTCCAGTCGCCCGCATGGCTTTGGCAAGGATTTTCGCCAATCTGGCGATCGTAGCGCTGCCCCGCGATGAGTTGGATTGCCTGAATACCGCGTTCTATTTCGCTGACCAGCTCAAAGCCCGCGCCGTCGTAGTGAAGGACGAGGCTGAGCTCGCCGCCTAACCCCTCACCCCAGCAGAAAGGAACCAGCATGACCCTCTCCGAATTCAAAGCATGGTTCGAAGGCTTCACGGAATGCATGGACGGCGCTCCTGACATGGATCAGTGGAAGCGCATCAAGGCACGGGTCAAGGAAATCGACGGCGTGGCAGTTACGAAGACGGTTTTCGTTGATCGCTACCTCCCGCCGTATCGCCCGTACTGGGCAGATCGCCTTGAGGTGTTCGGCGTCAACACTTGCGGCAGCGCATCCTTCTCGGTCGGCAAGGCGGACGGCTTCGAAAGCCACAACGCCATGCTCGACCTCGGGAAAGCGGAATACTCCTCCGCTGCCACCCGAAGTAGCTAACGCCCCCGCATGCCTGAAACGAGAGCCGGGCTTAGGTCCGGCTTCTCAGATGCTTCTCTCTGTATCCTCGGTGGAGGGTAGAGATAGAGACATCCCGACAACAAGCTAGATCGGCCGCGCCATGTTGACTCGATTCGAAAGCAAGCTTGACCGCCTGACCAGTCAGGCGCGCTGCCCAAGCTGTGGCGCCGCTCGACTGAGCCTTGTCACTAATGACCCCAACGGGCCGGAAGAGGATAAGGTCACCGCGACTTACTCCTGCATCTCTGACACGAAATCGGTCATCGCCATCGACATGTACGACAGCATCGTTTGCCGTCAGGCCTGTAACGAGGCCACCATGCCGGAAGTCCGGGTGATCGACAGCGACGCCAACGCGGTGTTCGACACGCAGCCGTAGACCCGCCAACTCAAGGACGCTCCCCATGATCGGAATGAACCTCCGCTGCCCGGTAACGGGCGAGCGCGGCATCGTTGATGCCCAGACCGTACAGCCTGACGGCAAGGCGCTGGTGCGCATCAATGACCGCTGGCTGGAAGTTGCCGGCCTAGCGGCTGTCTAACGACAAGGAGAAATAAGCCATGGTCGCCAATTCTGTTTCCAAGGGCTCCATCGAAAACCTGTCTGGAGCGTCGAAAATGGCGGCGTCCAACTATTCCTCAGTCGATCACACCTTCGACCCCGTGCCCCGCGCTATCCATGTGAACGCTGATGGCACTGCCGTTGTGCGTCTGGAGGATGACACGGCCGACCGTTCGCTCGTCCTGAAGGCCGGGCAAACCTATTGGTATCGGGTCAAAACAATCCGCAACGCAGGCACGACGGCCAGCATGGGGATATTCGGCATCTACTGACCTCCCAAGCAAACAGCAACCATATGGAGATCGCATCATGGCAAAGCCCATTCTGACATCGCTGCGGGGTAAGCGCCTCGGTATCAGCAAGGAAGGACACCTCGTAAACCCGGATGGCGGTTTCTCGCCTGAAAGCGGCACGGCAACGGCAACGGCGGGCGCGGCCACTCTCGCCCGAGTATCCGGCAAGATCACGACGGAAGCCCTCTCCACGGCCGCCGGCGCCACCTACACGCTGACCATCACCAACACGGATATTGAGGCGTCTGACATCGTCTTCGCCAGCATTGCCAACGGCACGGGCACGGCCGGCACGCCGGCTATCACCCGCGTCACGGCTGCGGCGAACTCGCTCGTCATCATCGTGCAGAACATCCATTCGGCCAACGCCTTCAACGGGACGATGGTCATCTCGTTCTACGCCCTGAAGGTCTGACGTGGGCATTTTCCGCTATGGCTCGCAAGAGGCGAAAAACATCGCCAAGGCAAAGGGCACAGCGGAACAGCAAGCCAAGTTTGACGCATTCCTCGCCGCTCGAAAGGCGGCGGGGGCCATCACAAAGGAAAGCATCGGACTAGGCAACGCCAACAACACGTCAGATGCCGACAAGCCCGTCAGTACTGCCACCCTCGCGGCGCTGAACGGAAAAGAGCCGACAATCGTCCCCGGCACGACCGCTCAATATTGGCGGGGCGACAAAAGCTGGCAGGCGCTCGACAAGGCTGCAGTGGGCCTTTCGAACGTGGACAACACGTCGGACCTTTCGAAGCCGATCAGCACCGCAACGCAAACGGCACTCAATAGCAAAGCTGCTATAGGCGTCATCACAACGATCGCCACAAACGCGAATGCGACGGTCACGCCAACGGCGACGGCCTATCAAGTCTTCCATACCGGAACGCTGACGGCCGACAGAACGCTTACCCTGACCACCGCAGGCATGACCACCGGAGCCGTCATCCGCTTCACGCGAACCGGCGCAGGCGCATTCAACCTCATCATTGGTGGACTGAAGAACCTCGCAACCAACACATGGTGCGATGTGGTCTTCAACGGGACCGCATGGGTCCTCACGGCCTACGGGTCCCTTTGATCTCAAACATAGGAGGCAACTATGAAGAAGGCACACCAGGCGTTCGTCAAAAAGGCGACCAAACTGCGGAAGTCCATCGCCGATGAAACCCTCGTCGCAGCCGATCTGCAAGCCTATCTCAGCGCATCAAAGACCAAGCTGAAGCACCTTCGCGGTGATCTGGCGGAAGTCGAGACGGAAGCTGCAGAGGACGGGCTGTCCGTCGCTGACCTGCATGCGGCTGTCGATAAGGCAATTTACTGATCATGGCCGCTCCCGAAGGAAACCAGTTTTGGAAGGCTCGTAGCAGCCATGGGCGCAAGCCAATCTTTGCTGACGCCGACCAACTGTGGAATGCCTGCACAGAGTATTTCGAATGGGTGGATGCAAACCCACTTTACGAGACGAAGGGCTTCGCATTCCAGGGCGTCGTCACGAAAGAGACGTTCCCCAAGATGCGGGCCATGACCATCGACGGGCTTTGTTTATTCCTCGATATCAGCGTCCAGACGTGGCATCTCTACAAGACCCGGGAAGATTTTGTGGAAGTCACATCGCGAGTTGAGAGCGTGACCCGCTCGCAAAAGTTCGCCGGCGCGGCTGCAGACCTCCTGAACGCTAACATAATCGCGCGTGACTTGGGTCTTGCTGATAAGAGTGAGCTAACGGGTAAGGATGGTGGAGCTATCGCAATCGAGGAAGGCGACCGATCGCCTCGTAACCTCGCCCGTGAGATCGCATTCGGCCTTGCCGCCGGCATGAAGGCCGCGAAAGAAAGTGACGAGCAACCCTAATGGGTGCCGCATCGACGCTCGATGATATCCTCAAGAGCTTCAACGCTCTGCCGGAGGAGAAACAAGCGAGCCTTCTATCGGCCGCTCACCAGCTTAGGGACGGGCGCGCATGGCTGCCTAACCCCGGGCCTCAGACCGAAGCCTATTTCTCCGAGGCGGACGAACTGTTCTACGGCGGCGGCGCTGGGGGAGGTAAGTCCGCTCTCCTCTGCGGAGTAGCCGTAAACGAGCACCAGAATGCGCTTATCCTTCGCCGGGTAGGAAAAAACCTCAAGGGAATCAAACGCGAGCTCCGGGCCATTCTCGGGTCATACGACGGGTTTTCCGATCAGGCTGGTATCTGGCGCCATGCGAACGGTGTCATCGACCTAGGCCACTGCGAACATGAGAGCAACAAGGAAGATTATCAGGGCGTACCGCATGACCTGAAGGGCTTTGACGAGATCACGCAGTTCTCCGAGAGCCAGTATACCTACGTCATCGGTTGGAATCGTTCTGCTGATCCAAAGCAGCGTTGCCGGGTCATCGTCACGGGCAACCCGCCGACCACGACAGAAGGGCAATGGGTCATCAAGCGCTGGGCAGCATGGCTGTCTCCCACGCATCCTAACCCTGCAAAGCCCGGAGAACTGCGCTGGTACACCACGATCGACGGGGAAGACGTCGAAGTTACCCCGGACTATCTCGGCCCGAAAGGCGAACGGCCTCGGTCTCGAACCTTCATCCCTGCGCTTCTTGAAGACAATCCAGACCTCGCAGAGACGCAATACGCCTCTGTTATCGAGGCCATGCCTGAACCGCTGCGTACAATGATGCGCGAGGGTCGCTTCGATGTAGCTGCCAGTGACGCCGCGTTTCAGGTCATCCCGACAAACTGGATACTGCAGGCGCAAGCCCGCTGGTCGCCTCAGCCGCCTCAAGGGGTTGGAATGACCGTCCTAAGCCATGACGTGGCGCTGGGTGGCGGTGATGCCAACACCAGGGCACGCCGCCACGGCCATTGGTATGACATGGTACTGTCCGAGAAGGCCAAGGGCGCAATTGACCCTATTGACCTGGCAACCGGCAACATCGCCTTGATGCGCGACGGCTGCGGCATCGTCATCGATATGGGTGGCGGATACGGCTCTGGGGTCTATTCTCACCTGAAGAACAACGTTCAAGGCCTTACCCTCTATGCTCATAACGGCTCTGAGGCCTCGAACAAGCGCACCAGAGACGGAAAGCTGAAGTTCGCGAACAAGCGATCAGAGGTGCATTGGAAGTTCCGTGAGGCGCTGGAGCCCAATCTGGGGGAGCCTGTAGCCCTCCCGCCAGATCCTGAATTGCTCGCCGACCTTGCCGCCCCGACGTGGAAGCTAACGCCGCGTGGCATCCTGATCGAGCCAAAGGAAGACATCAAGAAGCGCCTTGGCCGCTCTCCCGACAAGGGCGATTCCGTGGTCAACGCGTGGTCCTACGGTGAAACGGCAGTTGCAGCCCGTATCCGAGTAGCCAGCAACCCCGGAGGCCGTCCCTCGGTCAACCTCGGCCATGCCAGCATGAAGAAGCGCCGGTAGGTTTCATGTCCCTCAATCTCGGAACGTTCTGCGCCGCTGTTCAGCGGTCGCTGGCGCTACGCCGCGGCCTTGAACTGGAGAGGGCAAGGGTAGCCGCAGGCATCATCGCAAAGCGCCAGCAGAGCGCAAACACCGAACAGACTTGGCAGACAGACAAGGCACGGCGTCAAGCCGCTGCTGCCGAGGTGGAGCGTATCGCCGCTGAGCGCGCAGAGCGTGAGGAGCGGCAGGAACAAGAACGCCTGGATTTCATCGCCGCCACCATGGCGCGCCAGCAGGCCCGGCTATCCCGTCTCTGACAATCTTGGAACATTGATATGGCGTTTACTCCTGACACCTTGGCTGTGATCGTGCAGCCGATAGGCGGCGAAGGCATCCGCTTTTTCAGCTATCGGACGGATGATCCCGCCGGGACCGTCATGGGCACGGGCTATTTCACGGGGGTCAAATCCTTCGCTTGCGATAGCGCGGACCTGATCTTTGTCACCCCGGCGGCTGGCGATGACGAGGGCTATGTCCTTTCGATCGACGTTGACGCGGCTGGGAACGGCACGGGCAAGCTGAGCGCTCGCGAGGTCTATCCGACCATGTTTGGTGCCCGTGGCGGTGGCGTGGCAGACGACACCATCCCGCTAGACATCATGTTTGCTGCTGCGGCTGCCCTGAACGTCCCTATCAAGATCGATGGTGTGTATCGCCGCAAGTCTCAGTGGTCGCCGGCGGCTGGAACGGACATCGGCCCTGCATCGCTCGATGCCAAGATTATCTTCGAACTGTCAACTAACTCCTCTTGCTGCCTCATCCAGTCGAGCAATGTCACCTTTCGCAAGGGTTTGACGATCGAACTTGATTACAAGGGCAGCATGAATGGGCCGTTCGGAACCATCTTCACGGTTGGCCGTGATGCATACCCGACTACCGCTCCGGCCGTCATCTCGGATGTGACGATCAGCTGCACCACCCGCCGCACAGCGGGTACGGCGGGCAACAACATCTCCGTCCTCGGCAATGTCGAGCGCATCAAGGTCGATGCTCTGGTTTATGGTGGCGGCCCACCTGTCACCATCGGGCCGACCACATACGAATCCAACGGCTTCATTGCCCATTGGGGCGCGCATAGCTCCCTGACGACCATCCTCACCAACAGCTATCACCCCCGCAACATCGACATCGACGGGCTTGAGGTGGTCAATGCTGGCGCTCCGGTCACGCTATCCTCGGTCTACAATGTTACAGGCCATTTCACCGGCACCAATTGCTCGGCGGCGTTTAACAACCTGCCTGGCGATAACGGGGCCGATTATGCGGAGGCGGCACACAAGCCACTCGTTGGCTCGGGAATCAACGTTTCGGGCTATGTCACCGGCTGCCTGCCCAACAAACCTGTCTACATGACGTCCATGGGCAACAGCCCCTTCGACGGCAAACTGCACACCGTAGCGTGGCGTGACCTGAATGTGCAACTGTACGTCCGCCTAGGCACCCCGTCCACGACGGAGCAAGTCTGCGATATCGAAAACATGGTCGGAGCCGGTCGGTTTTCAATCGAGTTGGAGAACGTCGGAGACGGGCCAGGCTTTGCTCTGGAGCGCGTCGTCGGTTCATTCGTGTTCGAGGACTGTGCCAGTGACTCCACCAAGCAGGGGGCTATTGTGGTCCGTTGCCGCGGCGTCAGCTTCATCAACCCACGCATGAAGCGCGCCCGCATGCTTGGCTCTGTCACGACTACCACCGGCATTGAGGCTTATGGCCAGAAGATAGCAGGGGCTCTCAGCGCTGGTATTGCGGCTGGTGCAACGGCTCTCCCGCTTACGGCTGCATTTGGCCAGCGCTGCATGCCCGGCGACGTCATCCACGTCACCACGGGTGGTCGCCAGCGCGCCTGCTATGTCACCGAGCCGACCACCACCACGGCAACGTCTATCCCGATCAAGCCAACACACTTCTCGGCTTCGTCTGCCGACGTGGTCAACTTGCGCACTGACATATCCGATTTCGAGGTCAAGGGCGGCACCATTGCCGGTCATTACTATGGCATCGGTATCAACAGAGGGCTGGGTGTCTCCTTCATGATGGAGGGCTTTTCGATCCAAGGTGTTGATTTCTACGAGATCGGCAACCAGTCCTTGGCTCTCTTTCAGGCCCGGCAGTTCACGGTGAAGGAAAACCGGGAGGTCGATTGCGGCGTCGGCCGAGTTATCAGCGGCTCTCTCACAACCCGGTTCGCCAACTTCGATACCTGCACCACCGGCCGAATTCGCGACAACTTCGTGAATTCAGACGCAAGCCCGAATGTCTACTACGCCTTCGTCAACAACGCGGCGTGCACGGATCTCCAGATTACGGGGAACGGAATAGGCGCCCTAGCGTCAGGCGGGGCAGCGTTCAGTGCGGCAAACCAAGCCGGAAACACCTACGCAAGCAACTTTTTCCTGGATGGCTCGGCTGCGACGCCGTGACCGCCAGCATTTGATCAAGCGGAGATGGATCTATGAAGGGATTGTACGTCTATGGAGCCCTTCTGCAGGCCCTGTGCTTTGCCGCTGGCGGACTTCTTGGCTCAAATCTGGTGATGGCTGCTGCAATCATTTCCTGCGCGCTGGCGGCTCTCTGTGAGGCGGTAAGGGAACTGGTCTTCGTGATGGGTGCGGAGCTGCGCGGCATTGCCAACATTCTGGCCGTTCTCTCATGGCTCACCACCGCCCTAGCGGCATGTTCCGCCATTCTCGCCTTGATGGAGATTTAACCATGGGTGGACTTTTCAGTAAGACGACTAAGCCTCAGGCTGCCGCTGTCATGCCCGACGAGAGTGACCCCGCTGTTGCTCAGCGTCGGCGCCTCGCGGCGGCAGAAGCGCAAAGCCGAGGTGGCCGCACGTCAACCATCATGAGCACGCGTGCTAGCACTGGCCAGCCAGGCACCACCGCCTACACGAACTCTCTGCTTGGTCAGGCCTGATGCTGGATTCTCGCGCAAGGGAGCTTTGCCAGATCGGTGACGCCCTGTTCTCGAAGAAACGAGATTGGGACGAGCTGTGCCAGGAGATTGCGGAGCAGTCGTATCCGCTGCGCACCGACTTCACGCAGACCGTCTGCCTTGGCGATGACTTCTCGTCCGACCTCATGGACAGCTTTCCTGTGCAGGCTCGCGAGACCCTTGGCAATGCCCCGGCGTCCATGCTTCGCCAAGGCGAATGGTTCGAGGTCAAGACCGGCGAAGAGGACGTAGACGAGGAACCGGAAAACGCCCGTTGGCTGGAAGGCGCAACGAAGAAGTTCCGCAAGCTGGTGCAGGACCGTCGCGCCAACTTTGATTCCGCGACCAAGGAAGCCGACCACGATTGGGTAGCATTCGGCAATCCTGTGCTGTCGGTAGGGGAGAGCACGGGCCGAAACCACATGCTGTTCAATTCTTGGCACCCGAAAGACTGTGCCTGGATGCTGAACGATGATGGGGCGGTGGATCATATCCAGCGCAACATGATGAAGTCGGCGCGCAACCTGAAAAAGCGCTTCGGCGACAACATCCATTCCGATATCAAATTGGCGTGCGAAACAGCGCCGGCAACGGAATTTAAGGTTCGCCACATCGTCATGCCGACGGATGAAATCTACGGCGATGACCGCAAGATGCGGAAGAAGTACGCCAGATTTCCGTATCTGTCCCTCTACGTGGATGTTGCACATCAGACAATTCTTGGCGAGGCTGGCCTTCCGGCCTTCACCTACGTTGTCCCGCGCTGGCGCAAACTGTCGTCATTCGCACAGGGTTTCAGCCCGGCCACCATCAATTCCCTGCCTGATATGCGGATGCTGCAGTCTCTGGCCCGCATCATTCTTGAGCAGGGTGAAAAGGCAGTAGATCCGCCGATCGTGGCCCGCGGTGAAATCTTCCGCGATGCCATCAACCTCTATGCCGGCGGCATGACCTTCGTGGATATAGAGGGAGACGAAGATCTCCGGCAGATGATGCAGACGGTCGCCACCGGCAATATGCAGGTCGGCGCCGAAATGAAGGCCGATGTTCGGGAACTGATCGCCGAATCCTTCCTGCTGAACAAGCTGTTCCTGCCCGACACCCGGGAGATGACGGCATTCGAAACGAGCGCCCGACTGGCGGAGTTCCGTCGTGCTGCTCTCCCGTTCTTTGGCCCGATCGAGAGCGAGTATCACCTCCCGCTGCTCGACACGGCTTTCCAGTTGGCCGTCAACAACAGGCATTTTGATTTCGAGGAAATGCCTGAAGACCTGCTGGATCGTGACGTCACCTTCACATTCAACACGCCGCTGAACACCGCCGATGGCAGGGCGAAGGTGGCCTCATTTAATGAGAGCATCCAGATTATCGCCGCCGCCGCGCAGTGGGATGAGACTATTCCGGCAGGTTACGACCTCAAGAAAGCGACGGAGGACGCCGTTCGCGGTACAGGCGCCCCGGCCGATTGGAAGCTGGACGAGACAGCCGCAAAGGAAGGTGAGGATCAGGCCAATCAGGTTGCTCAGCTTCAGCAGGCCGCATCTATGCTCCAACAGGGCGCAGGCGTGGCACAGGGCGTCGGTGATGCAGCCCAGAGCCTTCAGGCGGCAGGAGTGCAGGTAGCCTAATAACCCCCACGACTAGGAGGCAACTATGTCGATTTCTAAAGTGAAGGTTGATGAGAGCCATGAGCGGCTGATGTTCGCCATAGGCGAAGTGATCCGGGTTCATACGCAGCAATCGCCTATGTCCCATGACCATATTGTAGGATGCCTCGCGTTCTGCACCGGAGCGGCGATCGGTCAGGCAAAGACGAGAGGCGATCGCTTCCAGCTTCGCAAGATGGCGGATGCAAACGTTGATTTCGGCATCCAGGCGATCACCGGGAACGCACCGTCTCGGCTCATTCTGCCCGAGCACGTTGCATGAAACCGGCCCCCTATGACCGCGACATCCTCATGGCGATCCGAGCCGTATGGGCCGGTACAGCCAACGAAGGCCAGCAGCGCCAGGCAATGAGCTGGATTGTTCTCAACGCCTGCCATGTTGGCCAGCTTTCTTTCGATGGCACCAATGATCGCCTGTCGGCCTTCCGGGACGGCGAGCGGCACATAGGGCTCCAGCTTGTTCGCATCCGTGAACAGGAGGGACTGGAGCAACTAAAGGCATGGGAGAAGAAACCGGCTCCCGCTAACCCAGAGGTAAGAGGCACAGAATGACCGAGGCAGCAGCACAGGCGGCAGAGGCCGTCAAGGAAGAGGTGGCGAATGACGCGTCGCAGGAGACTGAGCAGACCAATCAGGCTTCCGATGCGCAGCAGCAGGACACTGGACAGGCCGATGCCGCTAAGGCTGCGGCGGATGCGGGCGGAGACGGCAAGGGCGATGATGCAGGCGACAAGCCTGCTGCTCTACCTGACAATTGGCGTGAGCTAGCGGCCGGCGGCGATGAGAAACGCCTGAAGCTGTTGGGCCGCTACGGTTCCCTTGATGGCGTCGTCAAGGCTCTGGAAGAGGCCCAGAACACCATTCGCTCCGGCAAGATGAAGACGGAGATGCCCGATGCCAAGGATGAAAAGGCCATGGCGGCGTGGCGGAAAGAGCAGGGTATCCCTCCCACCGCCGAGGGCTATGTAATTCCGGAACCTGTTTCAAAGCGCCTCATTGACGCTGACAAGCCGATCCTGGCCAGCTTCACGGAATTTGCCCACGCGAAGAACCTCACCCCCTCCGCTGTCGAAGCTGCAGCCGAGTGGTATGTCGACATGAACGAAGCGGCTGCGGAGGAGCAAGGAAAGCGCGATGCCGAGGCGTTCGAGAGCGCTGAAGATGCTCTCCGGGACACATGGTCCCGCGACGAATACAAGGGCAACATGACGCTGGCCAAGCGCTTCTGGGAAGCTACCGGCATTTCCGACCTGTCCGAGGCTCGCCTTCCCGATGGCCGTAAGATCGGCAGCATTCCGGAATTCATCACCTTCTCGTCCGATAAGGGCCGTGAGGCCTTTGGCGACGTGGTTTTTGCCTCCAGCGATAGCGAGCAACGGCACGACAGCCGGCGCGCTGAAATCGAGAAGATCCGCGACACGGACTTTGACCGGTATGAGAGCGAAGGGCTCGACAAGGAGCTACGCAGCCTCATCGACCGCGACCTGAAACGCGGGAAGAAGTGAACCAATCCTGACCCCGGTCAGCAAAGACACCCGCCTCTGAGCGGGTTTTTTATTGCCTGAAATCCGGCCTCCCCGAGTGATCGGCCCCGAACTGACGGCACGCCAATACCGCCAAAGCTAGAAAGCCCCGACAGGCAAGCGGCCTCCCCGGAAACGGCCCCGCGCGCCCTCGGCCTCCCTCGAACAGCTCCGGCCCAAACCCCCGAAACCAAGTCAAGAAAGGATTGCGATCATGGCTATTGAAGCTGCAATGATCCAATACAAGAAAGACTTCGTCCCGGCGTTTGAGCAGAAGGTAAGCCTGCTCAAGCTCACGACGACGAAGGAAACTGTCATGAGCGGCAACCAGGCGACGTTCCTCGTCTCTGGCTCCGGCGGCGATGTCGCGGTAACGCGCGGCACCAACGGCTACATCCCGTACGGCAACCCGACCAATAACCAGTACACGGCAACGCTGGTCGAGAAGCACGCTCCGTATGAGCTTACGGGCTTCAACGTGTTCGCCTCGCAGGGCGATCAGATCAAGGTGATGCGGAATGCGTCGATTGCGGTCATCAACCGTGACATCGACAACACCCTGCTCGCTGAACTCGCCAACGCCACACAGGACTTCGGCTCTGGCACAGCGACGCTGAACACCATTCTCGGTGCACAGGCGATCCTCGGCAACAATGACGTCGATGTCGAAGACGAGAACAACATGTTCGCCGTCATCTCCCCGGCGTTCCGTGGCTACCTCATGCAGACCACGGAATTCTCCAGCGGCGACTATGTCGAGAACAAGCCGTTCGGCGGGCCGGCTCGCAAAATGTGGCGCTGGGCCGGCATCAACTGGATCGTTTCGAGCCGCATCACCGGCCTCGGGACGGCCAATGAGGTCTGCTACATGTACCACCGCAACGCCATCGGCTACGCGGTGAACGTGGGCGAAGAAAAGATCTCCGCCGGCTACGACGAAAAGCAGGACCTCTCGTGGTCCCGCGCCACCGTCTACCACGGCCCCAAGATCCTCCAGAACAATGGCATCGTGAAAATCGCTCACGACGGCTCTGCGTTCGTGGCCACGTAAGGAGAAAGCCCCATGGCCTATATTCCTGACAACCTCGCAATGATCACCAACCCGGTCGGCGGCGGCGTGGTTCCGCGCGTCTTCGTCTATCAAACCGCTGCGGACTCGGACGCCACGATCGTTGGCGCCGGGTACTTCTCGGATGGTGTGACCAAGGGCATGCGCGTCGGCGATCTTGTTGACGCCATTGCCACCACTGGCCCGAAATACAAGCGCTATCAGGTCGCATCGGTCTCCGGTGCTGCCGCGACGGTAGCCGCTCCCACGGCCATTACCTAACCGCGCTCGCGGCTTCGGCTGCGAGTTGCCTCCTCGCGTCGATGGGGCTGCCGTTCCTCCCGGTGGCCCCAGAACGACGAGGACCCTTTCCCCAACGCAGAGGCAAAGCAATGGCAAAGACCCTTCACTCAACCAAACTGCGGCATCTCGCCGACTATTCCCGCAAGACGTTTCACGTCGTTCTGGATGACCCGACGATCACCCTCGACGATGTCATGACCCCGTCCTTCTGGGCTCACCACACCGTCACGATCGACATTCACACGCTCATCGACGTCATCGGCGAGGGCTTCGACGTTCAACTCCGCGCCGTGGAGAAGGGCATCGGCTTCGTCAAGATGCGGATGCTGCGGAAGTGGGAAGACCGCTCTGTACAGGCGGCTGAGCCCGATCAGGATGATGGCGTGCCGGAAGGCTATATCGTCGATCACCATTCCAAGACTGGCTGGCGCGTCCGCCTGAAGGACGGCGGCATCGAGATTGCCCGCCAGATTGCCGGCCGCGAGGCTGCGATTGCCAAGGCTGTTGAGCATCACGCGCATGCTTCCGGCCAACAGGCCGCGACATGACTGGTTGCCGCATCGGTAAGGTGAAACTGCGGAATGGTGCAGAGGTTCTGCGCTTCCCGCGGCCCACACGCGACGAGGCTCAAACCTACCTTGTAGACCGAGCGGCGATGATATCCGGGTTTTACGAGCCCGGCGAAATGGCTGGCTATGTGGTCTTCACCTGGGACGGCAAGGGGTACACCTCGATCGGCTACCACTGGAACGACAAAAGCAACGTCCGCGCGCGGCTCATCCCGTCCTTCATGTCGGACGCATTGCGCGACCGGATGATTGAAGAAGGCGATTGGGGAAGGACATAACCATGGCTGATCGGCTCGATATCTACCGCGGCGCCCTCCGCCTTCTCGGGCCGTCCAACCTCTCCAGCCTGACCGAGGACCTGCCGGTACGCCACACGCTGGACAGCATCTGGCGATCGGCAGGTGATCTCCTGCTTCAGGAAGGCCTCTGGAACCACGCCATCCGCACGTCCGAAATCGGCTATGATGAGGACGTAGAGCCGCTTTTCGGCTTCCGCTACGCATTCCCTTATCCCGACGACTATGTGCGCCTCGCCGGCATCTCGCAAACGCCTGACTTCATTGAAGGTCTGCGCCACTACGAGACGGAGGCCCGCTACTTCTATGCGGATATCGAAACGATCTACATCCGGTACGTCTCCAACGATGACGCTTATGGATGGAACGTTGGTGCATGGCCGGCTTCCTTTGGGAAGGCGATGGAAGCCTACATGGCGTTCGAAAGCGGCCTGCCCATTTCGGCAGATCGCGGGAACCGAAACGACGTCTTCACCCTCTACAAAAGCCGGATAGACAAGGCCAAGACGCTCGACGCCGTCGATGAGCGTGTCCGCACGTCCCCTCCCGGCCGATTGACCCGCGCCCGTATGGCCCCGGGAAGGAGAGACCGCTACCGTGGCTAAGGTCAATACCTACCTGCATGCCCTGAACGTTGGCGTGCACGACAAGACGGCGCTTGCCCGGGTGGACCTCGCGCGCATGCGGCTGGCTGCCGAGGTTCAGACCAACATCATCCCGCAGGCTGTCGGCCCAGCGTCTTTCCGTCCCGGCAACGAGTACCTCCATTCAACCCGGGCCAATGCGGTTTGCCGGATAAAGGAATTCGTCTTCGGTGCTGCCGACGCCGCTCTGCTAGAGTTCACCAACCAGCGCCTGCGCGTGACCGTGAATGATGACGTTGTGACACGTCCATCGGTAGACAGCACCGTCATCAATGGGGATTTTTCTTCCTCGACAGGCTGGACGCTGACCGGGATTGGTGCTGGCGAGGCAACCATAAGCGGAAGCCTCATCCTCAATGCCGTGACGATCGAGGGGGTCGCGCAGTGCCGGCGGTCAGTTACGACGACTTCGGTTGGTATCGAACACGCCTTGCGTATCTCCGTCGATCGTGGTCCGGTCATGTTCCGCTGTGGCTCCACATCCGGTGGCGATGAGTATATCGCTGAAACGGTCCTGCCGACTGGCTTCCACTCCCTGGCCTTCACGCCGCAGAGCGGCACATACTTTGTGATGTTCTTCTCGAAGGACCGGGTTAATCGGATCGTGGGGAGCATCCAAGTGGAAGCCGCCGGGGTAATGGAACTCCCCACACCCTGGCTCTTGGCCGATCTTCCCAACATCAGAATTTCCCAATCCGCCGACGTTTGTTTTGTCGCGTGCCTTGGACGCCAGCAGCGCCGCATAGAGCGCCGCTCACCGCGCTCTTGGTCTGTTGCAGTATACCAGAGCGACGACGGCCCATTCGCGCCCAATTCCAATCCTCGCGTCCGCATGAAGATTGCCGCGCTGGAAGGGAACACCATCGTAACCGCGAGCACGCCATATTTCGTGGATGGCCATATCGGGTCGCTGTTCCGGCTTGACCACACGGGCCAGAATGTCACCCAGAAACTTGCACAGGAAGACGTCTATACCGAC